CCATTATCGTCTATAGAACACCAATCTTTCAACTTATCTGCATTATTTTCTAATGCCCACATAATAATTGAAGCAGATCCTTCTTCCTCTTTAAGTTCTTGGAGTTCGTCGGCAATTTTGGCTTCATCTGGGATATGTTTGGTAATTTGATTCATTTCCTCAAAAGATATATTACCATATATTCTAAGTACTTCTTTTAAGGCTCCGCGTCCTTTTAGAGTATTAAAAGTAATCATTTGCGAGACCTTATCTGTACCATATTTGCTTTTTATGTATTGAATAATATTATCTCTATATTCTATTGGTACGTCTACATCTATATCTGGCATAGAGATTCTATCTTTTGTATTTCTGCCAGCATTATAAAATCTCTCAAATAGCAAATTATATTTAATCGGATCAATACAAGTAATACCTATCAAATAAGAAACCAAACATCCGGCAGCACTACCTCTTCCTGGGCCTGGAAGCCAATTATTCTTTCTAATATATTCGATAATGTCCCTTACAATCAAAAAGTAACTCGATAGTCCTGCCCCATCAAGAATGTCTAATTCTTTTTTAATTCTATCCACATAAATATGATGTTGATCTTTTGGTATAATTTTATCTATTTTTTGGCGCCATCCATCTCTACAAAGCTGTCGCAGATATTCTGATGGATTATTAAACTGGTCAGGACATGCGAATGTTGGGAGTGTCGGCTTGTTTAATGGAGAATAATTTTCGCAACTATCTGAGATTAATTTGGTATTAGATAGTTCTTCTTCATCATATAACGATATCATAGTATCATTATCTAGAATATAAAATCTATCACAATTAAAAAAGTGATTTATACCAAGATCAATATTGTCTATAATTTTTTTAGATACATCTGGTAGGGTTGATTTTAATTTACTACACAGTAATATTTTTTGGTCTACACTATCGCCCTGATCAGCATAGTAACAATTAATACCAGCCACCCTATTGATACCACTACGTATACATAACTGTCTAATAGTTTTGCATGTTTCTATTTTGTTGTTAGACTCATCAAATAGTTGAATTTCAACAAAATAGTCAGTAAATATATCTTTCAGATTAGTCGTGTGTGATTGAAATATTTGTTCATAGTCATGTTTTAATTGGTCATTATCTGTTAGTTGTTGCCACAAATAAGATCTATGATAACCATCGATACATATTAGGTCTTGAGATAGTTCTTTTAGTTTTGTTATGTCTATTCTTGGTTCTTTATTGTTCGTATCTCCATTATGAGACAAAGATACAATTTTTATGAGGTTTTTCCATCCATTTAAATTTTTAGCCAATAATACTAATGTTCCTGATGTGTCTACATTTATTTCGACACCCATAATTGGCTTTATGTTATTTTTCTTTGCCTCCTTGAAAAAGGCAATAGTCCCAGAAATAGAATTCAAATCTGTAATCGCACAGGCCGTGGTGTTCAATTGTTTACATTTATCTAGAATAGTTTCTGGCCTAGATAAACCAAGTTGCAAACTATAATGAGAATGAACATGCAATGGTATATATACTGACATTATGCTTCACCTGGAGCTTTATAAAATCCAATAGTATGTGATGGGTGCTTGTATTCTTCTGAAACAACATCTATACCTTTTAATTCAAGATCATGCTTGATTTGTTCGCACTTTGTCATTATGTTGTTTTTGGGTGTTACCTGTCCATCTCTATACTCTTCCAGAGGATGGATTTGGGAACCTTCAAAAGTAGTTTTGCCAAAATGACATAATTTGCTACACATCCAACTTTTATGTAATGCTGGTCTTTTGGTGTTTTTAATTTTGTCAAATTTATGTTGTAGCATAGATTCTGTTTTTATCATATCGTTTTTGTCGAAGCATACCGAAAAGGCTCCTCCGTCATTAATAAAATTTATTGTTACCATAATATGATCTATATGAGGAAATAGTGTTTGTATTGCATAATGATATATTCTTAATTGAGGATCGTTTTCTAATTTTTCTTGTGTCTTTTCTTTGCCTGTAGCCCAATCTAATCTACGACCAGTTTTCCAGTCTATGATCTCAAAAAAATTATCATCTATCTGAGTTATTAAATCAACCGTACCCTTAATAGCTAAATTGCCTTCTATTTTACCGGTTGGAGTATCATAGCTGTAATGAGCCCAAGGTTTTTTGATTTCTATATCGAAATGTAATTCTGGACTTACAATATTGCGATTCCTAGGATCAAACATACCGTTATTGAATTCTATCGCTTTGTAGACCCAATTGCTACAATCCTTTTTATCTTTATCTTTCCATACATGATGATTATTTTTTGTAGCATAGTAATCATATACCTGATCAATAATATCATCTAGATTATAATTATTACAACTAATATCCCCAATAATATCGTCGTTTATATCCGTTATATTATCTTGCGTCCCCTTCTTGATAAACGCTAGTATTTCTAATACTTTATGTACTATAGTTCCTTTATCAGCCTTTTGTCCTGATGGACCTCTCCATCCAAGCACATACTCTATAAAATATTGCTGTTCACATAAACAATGAGTATTGTATGATGAACTTCTAAAATATGTAATTATAATGGTAATATCCCTTTGTGTTCTAGGAAACAAGAAATTATACTGTTTTGCTCATCAATTGTTAAATATCTATTATCTACAATGAGATCAAAATTATCATGATTATACTTATCTATATCCAATGCCGTTTCGCTGTCATGATCAGAATTATATATATTTCTCATTAATTTGATTACAATGCCACCAGCATTTTTTACTGCTTCTACTTCGTTAGGAAACCTGCAATCTGCTATCAATGCGATGTCTATATTATCTGTTTTAATTTTATGTATTGTAGCATCAGCCCACACATTTTTCTGTATTTTACGAAATATGTCAGTGCCAATATATTGCATAACTTCTCTGGCCGTCATAGGATTTGATGTTCCTGGCCAAAAACAATTAACTAATTCATTTTTATAATGATCATCACCATAACATTGCTCATGCGTTAATCCAAATATATTCATACATATATCTTGCTTGAGTGGATCAGCAAAGTTATATACTTTTACTCCCTCATATACTGATGATCCTGCGCATATATTAGCTATAAATTCTGCACATGTAGTTTTCCCCGATTGTTTTCTTCCGGCAAAAGCTATAATATGTGTCATAGTAAGTCCTTTATTTTGCTATAAATTTCTTCTTGTATTTCGGTATTTGTCATTTCTCCAATATCGTTTTTTGATACTCTTATATGTCTAATATTATATGTCCTATTACATTTTTTATCAATAATATCTCTAGCTTTATCTCCGGCCTCATCAGAATCCATAATGACCACAATAGTCATAGCACCAGAAATATCAAGTAGTATTTTTTGTTTATCTGTTAAATGAGCCCCAAATAAACAAACAGCATTATGTATGTTATTTTCTTCCAACTTCCATACATTACCAGGACTCTCTACTAGTATTACAAAGCCAAATTTTTGTATGTATTCTTTAGCATACCATATGTTGTATAAACATTCCTCTGTTTTGATGCCAGAACTATGTTTCCATTTTGAATACTTCCATATATTATATTGATCCGGACATTCAGATGAAGTATGAAAAGTTTTGCAAGTATCGCATTTATTGGTTGTTGCTCTGCCAGAACAACCTATCATATTTTCTCCATTGTTATCATAGATTGGTACAACAGCACGACCAGACATCTCCTTATTATCAGCAATACAATCACCAATATCATATTTATCCAATATATTAGGATCAAATCCTCGTTCCACAAAGTATTTGCTAGGAATACTTAATGATTTTCTTACGTGTTCTCTTCCTATGCCATTTTGTCTAGTTTTGTTCTCTGGAATAAATATTTTAGTATTATGTACAAATTTACTTTTATTATTGTCTATATGGGAAACATCGATTGAATTTATATCAATATTAGACAATTTGGTGGCGTAGTCTAGAGCCTCTTTGAATGTAACAGTCTTATCTCCATGTTTAGACCAATTATATTGTTGTCTAGATAAAATACCTCTGATAAAACCTATGATCGAACTTTTAAAATGTTCTTCACATTTGTGACTTCTGCACTTCCAATTACCACGATAGTCTTCGCCAGTATAATATAGATTTAGAGCACTATCATTATCTCCATGATGAATTGGGCAGGCCATTGATACGAATTTATTGTTCATGCGGTACTCTAGACCAAAATGATCCAACACATCCTCTATCTTGTCGCACAAATGATCACATATTACTTTTATTTTATTTTGATCAATCGAATGAGATGGATTCTTCATTTTGTATTTCTTCAATCCCAAAGTCATCTTTATCTCCAGTATTAGTTCCGTTCACAATTTCTATATGAGTTCTACCTTCTACAATCTTGGCACACCACCCCTTCATGTGGCAGTTGATATAGTCATTATCGTCTAAACCTGGGCCGTGCCTACTAATCAAAGGAATAAGTTTACGGTTTCCGTTTTT